GTTGCAAGAAGCGGGTTGTAAGATAAAAGGACAATGGACAACGGTTCAGTTCTGTCCGGTCTTGCGTTTAATAATCCTTGTGGATCGTTTCCTGGAACTTTAGGTTCTAATTGAGGTTGTTTAGGTTCGTACTCTGAAGTATGGACAAAGGATCCATTCCATTCAGTAACCATTTCATCATATGGAAATCTTTGGCCAGACCTATCCGATATGGCATAAGCTTTTTTACCTGTAGCAAAGGTTGTCATTATACACCATCTCCATAAAATGTTTTTGGTGATATAAATAATGAAGCCGCTTGTGAATCTTGAGTTAATGCTCTTTGCATTTCATCTTCATAAACTAATTTTAACATTTCAGTTTTTTGAGGTTGATAAGTAATACTTAAATAATAAGAAAGACCAGAAGTTAAAGCTGGTAAAAATCTATAAACAACATCTGGTGTATTTGTATAAGCTCCTGCATCTTCAATTTTAGCAAGATAATAAAATCTTAATTGAAAATTACTTGGTGTGCTTTGACTAGAAAATTGTGTTCCTGGAGTTTGATATAAAAATATACTTGGACTGTATCCTCTTTGAACATAGTATTGTGAAGGTGTTCCTTGTGATAATTTATTTGGTAAAGCTGCGTATGCAGATCTATCTATTTTAGTTAATGAAGTATCAGTTGGTAATGAAGCATTTGGAGATGTATTATTTCTAATATAAGCCTCTAATACATCATTAATATCATTTGGATAATTTGATGGATCTGATGAATAACTATATTCTGCTTGTCCTAATACTAATGGAATTGTAGCTAGTTTTACTTTCCATAAATGGATACCTCTATTATCCCACTCTGATAATAAAATATTAAGATTTCTTCTTGCTGCTCTTAAATGATAACCAGTTCTAGTTCCTCCAATACCTACTCGTCCATAAGCTTCATCAAAAAGCTCATCTAATTCAAGATTGAATGAAGTAGTTCCAGAGGTAGTCATCTACTCTCCTACTTGTCTATAAATAACGTAACAATTAAACTACTGCTATTTGCTGTTACACCAACTCCATCAACTATACCTGTTCCATTTCTTTGAGCATATAGAACACCGTCTTCAGGAATATTTAATGTTTCTGTTTGACCAGCACCAACTGCAACACTTATGTAAACTTGTGTGTTAGTTGAAGAACTAACAGTTGTAGCATTTGCTAAACCATTAATAATTGCTGTTCCAGAACTTCCTGTTGATTGAATCATGTAACCACGAAGTCTTGTAGGTCCAGTAAAAAATACTGCGTTTGTAGAACTTGTAACGACTGGTTTTACATCACTTTTCATTGCCATAAATTTCTCTTTGTATTAATGGAGCTCCCGAAGAAGCTCCATTAAGAATTTAATTAAGCTCCTGGTCCAACTTCACCTGGTTTACCATTATCACTGATTACGTAATAAATGATTACAGATGTAGTAGAAGCAGTTGTAGAACTTCCTGTTCCTGCACCATATACAGTTGTGTTAACTGTAAGTGGAGTTGTTGCAAAAGTTCCTAAATCATTACCAGCAAGAGCTGATTGAACGCCATTAGCACTTAATGCTGAAGCGATTGAAGTAGAAGTTGCTTGAGAAGCAGTTGAAGTAGTTCCGATATTTAATGCTTTGTCAGCTGCACCTGTTGCTGCGTGAACAACATCAGTTATTTGTGCTCCAGCTGGAAGAACAATTGCTCCTCCATTGATTCCTGTAACTGCAGAATATACAGATGTAGAACCATCCACAATTCCTTTAGCTGCAAGAACAACTGTACCTGCAAATACGTTAGACTCTTTATTTTGTCCGCCGTATGATCTTACTACTCCTTGAAACGTAGTTTTTGCCATATTATTATCCTCCTAAATAATCCAATGTAGTCATTAGGCTGTCGACTATACTCGTCTACATTAGATGTTAATGTATAGTTGTTAAAATATAACTTAAATTATTAAATAGCGCAAGGGGTTCCTGCATCGAAAATCTAATTTTCGGATATAAATAGCTAGGTTTTAGCTAGCTACAGAAAACTCAGGAGCAGCCATTTCTACCTTAATTTGTCTGTAAGCTATATCAGCTTCAGTCATTTTAATTTGGTTAATGATCTCACGAATTTTTTCGTCTATCTTAACCATATCAAGAGTATACTTACCCTCTTGAATGTAGTGTTGCTCCCAATCAAGTTCTAATGACCTCTTCTTTTTGTAAAGGTCTTGAACTGATGTCATCTACAACCTCCTCATAGGTTATCCAGCATTTAGATGTTGAAAACATTCTATTGCTGTCCTTTAACAATACCCCATTTTCTCCTATTTTGTCAAGGATAGCTTTTTCTATACTTTCAGCACTGTCTTCTGCCATAACATTAAAATCAGCCATGTGACCATAAGCTCTAATTTTAACACTAAACAGTTTTTTCATACTCTTTCTTTCTATCACATTAATGGGGTGAGATAAACCCACCCCATTAAATAAATTGCTTAATTATTAAGCGCCTGATGAACCGAAAGCACCTCTAGGGTCAGACCAGCCGAAGCTGTATCTTTCTCTAGCTTTGTATCTTACGTTACCAGTTTCGAAGTCACCTTCCATAGAAGTTCTAATCGGTGATCTTTCGAAGTACTTTAAGCCATTTGGTACATCTGTAATGATAAAGAACGCATCAGAATCAGTTAAGTAATGGTTCACAACATAACCTTGTGGAATCATTCCCATGTTTCTAATTGCATTGATATCATTGTCAGCTGTTCCAACTCTGCCAGCAGATTTCATTAATCTGTCTGCTGTAAATTGTTGCTCAGAAGGGATGATTAATTTCATTCCTTGAGCTGCAATTTTTAAACCTCTTTCATCTGTGAAAGCAGCAATGTCAATTAAAGACTGCTCTAAAGATGTTTCATTTAAATCAGCTTGTGTTGCAAGCGTATTTCTAAATGATCCAGAGATTGTAGCGTGAGTTGTAGAGAATAAAGGAGATCCGTCACCACCTAAATAAGATGTGCTGAATCCATTATTCAATACGTTCGCTGCAGTTACCTGCTTTGTATTCGCCATAGATCTAGCTAATGCTTTTGTATATCTAGACGCTAGTCTGTCATACAAGTTATCTTCAATCGCTTCTTCAGTGATTGAAAACGCAAGAGCTATAGTATTATGCGTATATCTAGCAGTGAAAGTTTCTTGCGCTTGATCGTATGTCACGCCTGAACCTTCCGACTTAATAGCAGCATTACCGAAACCAGATAACATCACTTCTTCTTCAAATGCTCTATCTGAAGTTTCTTTGATGAAGATTTCCTCATGCTCGCTTTCGTAACGTTTATATTCAAGTCCAAACAGAGCGTTTAAACCTGGTTCTAGTTCTTTAACTAGTTGTGATCTTGAGATAGCCATAGTTTATATTCTCCTGTTATAGTAATTGAGTACCTTTAGAGATTCTAACAATGAAATCTTCATTAGTTACAGCCTCTTCGTTACCTACGAATGGTGAAGTATTCACCACTGTCACTTGTCCAGCACTTGCCGCTGCTGAAGTTCCTAAATCAAGGTAAGCACCAGAAATACCGTTATTAGTATTACCAGCTGCATATACTTGTTTAAAAGTTACTCCAACCGCAGTAGTTCCTAGAGCAGTTCCTGTAGATTTAACTAGGTACAATTGGTTAGGGTCATTAATTACATACGCCTGAATTTCACCCTGTGTGATATTCGTTTGTGAGTAAAAATTTGACCATTTTGGTTTTTTAGTTGATGGGTCTGATTCAATCAAGCATCCATTGAATACGCCAAAAATACTAGTTAAAGCTGATGTATCAACTACAACAACTCCACCAGTAACGTTTAGCTTAACAAGGTCTCCTTGATAAATAGACGAGCTATAGTTGTCCACGATCACATATTGATCTTGTCCACCTGCAGCTGGGTTCCCACCAAGTTTGCCTAGCGGTCTGAAACCGAAGGCTACTGTTGAGTTTGCCATATTTATTTTCTCCTTAAGTTTATTTTAAACTTTGTGGTTAGGAATTACTAAATAATTAGTTCTTCTTTGAGCCACCAAAAGTTACACGAGTCTGCCTCTCTTTGCTGATTGGCATACTTGGGTGCTGATCTCTCAGAGGATCGTTTGCAATAGCATCTTCTCGATCTTTAGTCCTTTGTGCAAAGTACTCTTCTCGAGATTTGGCGATCTCCTCGGGTATCCTAGCCAGCAATAGGCCACCAACCCCAATCACTCCTGCGTATTTTCCGTCTTTGACTTTTGGATAATTAGAATCAGGATATTCATCCGCTCTAACTAGTTCCCAACCAGATCTCAATTTGCCGGAAATGTTCTTCGTATCATCGAAGCCCACACTTTCAGCTCTTATCCATCTGTGTCTAAATCCGTCTGGCGCAGGTGGTGCATCCAGAGATGATGGTGGAGTCCAAACTTTGGGTCTTTCATCTTTAACCCTAGTTTCGCTCGCACGGGAAGTCTTATTTTCGTTGTTGTCCATATGCCTATACCTCCTTCGTGGTTAATTGTTTCGCATATTCTTCAAGTGGCACACCTAATTTTTTAGCAATAGCTACCTGTGACGGTGTGAGTCTTACAGTTTTGCGACCAGAACTTTTCCCACCTGCTCTGCTAGCCGAAGCTACGGTTTGAGTAGGTTTTGAAGTATTAGTCGTTTGTACTGTATTAGTAGCAAATTTATGCGGAAATTCAAGTCTTATTCTTTT